CGAAACGGATTTCCATGTCCCATCGCCCCCCAGGAAGACGGATGCCGTCGGGGTGCCACTCCCCAGCCTGGCCGTCGACATCGTACCGGACACCACATCCGATGCGGGGTGGGTGTGGTCCGATGGGGGGGACGTCGCGGGCAATAACGACCATGTCCCATCCCCCCGCAAGAAGACGGATGCCGTCGCGGTGCCACCCCCAAGCCGGGCCGTACCGAATACTCCTGACGTTACATCCGCTGCGGCGTGGTTGTGGGCGATAGCCGAGTAGAGACCGGCAATGTTGGACCAAACTCCATTGATGCGCCCGTAGGTGGCTCCGTCGACCGGTGCGTCCTTGATGTACCGCACACCGACCGTGTCCGCCAGGTATCCGCCCACGATGACGTTCCCGGAGACATACTGACTTTGTGTGCTCACTGCGCCAACAGTCCCCCTTTGTGGCCAGACCTCAAATTAGAAATTAGGGACGATGCGCCAAATGTGTCCAAGGAATCGGCATGGTCAACCGGAGCCTGGACGAGAAAAGTTCCAAGGATGGCATCTCCAAAGACCGGGATCGCCATCCAGGTTAATGCGATCGGTTTGGACATGCAGAATTTAGCTGAGCGTGACAGGTGCCGCCGGCGCGTTGTCGAATCCAGAAGATTCGATGGTCTCACTATACGCAGCCAGGTATGAGAACGTGAGATTTGTCTCGCCGAGGACAATCGGTCCAGGAGTCGTGAACACCCACCGGCCGACGTTGTCGACTGTGCCACCGGTGACGTAGACAGAACGCGGCGAAACGAACTCGCCGGCGTTGTCGGAATCGGTGGCTCTGGTCGACGCTAACGCGCCAACGACGTAGATCCCGGCATCCTGACGCGTCCCGACGCATGCGAACCGGTTCCCGGAAACGAGCGTGACACCGTCGACGACGCCACCGTTGGCCACCAGCAGCGGCAATGAACCCCATGGTGTCATGGCAACGCGCACGGATGACCACTGTCCTTGTTCGACCAGAACTGATTCTGGCGGTGTGTTGTCGAAGTCGGGCATAGGTCAGGTCAGGTCAGGAGGTCGCGAAGCTCAAGGTGTTGTACTGACTAAATAGAGTCTGCGCCTCGAACGTGCCGCCGACAATGTTTCGACCACTCCATTGCTCCATGCCGGTCAGCCGAAGACCAACCCAGATGTCCCCGACGACTCTCAGGATATTGTCGGCATCGTACGCCTGCATTTTAATCCACCCCTTGACGAGTGCCTTACCTTCGAGAGGATTCCCTTGGGAGCTCCCCGTGGTGAGAGGCAGAGTGGAGAACGCCAAACGCAAAAACGTCGGGTCCATCTGCTGGCTTTTGAATGTGATCTTGATGTCACGGGAAATCTCGTAGAGGTCCTTCGTCATTAGACCGCCAGGAGAACCACCCTTGACCTGCGCAACCTCACTCTCTGGAGAGAATTGAAGCTCCATAATGTCCCCCATATTTCCAGCGTTCCATGCCGCATCTCCAGATCCTGGCTTGGTGGTCTTGGTTGTGGTTCCTGAAACAGGCACCGTGAAAGCGGTCCCCTCTGGAACGAACATGATATGGCCTGTTAGGGCTCCGATGAATTGTGCGCTGATTGGCATGAGTCAGGAAAGTTGAACGAGTTTTGAAAACGAGACCCAGTAGCCGCGAAGCCCTGGTTCAGTTGCGACGAGTTGAACGAGATCGGCCGCAGGCTCGAAGTGAATCGACCCGTTGCCGTCACGAAATTCTGTGATTGCGACCACGACTTCCGAGACCGCGGAGAGCATGTCCTTCGCACCGCGGGTTGGGTTCACTTCCGGATTCTCCCAGAGTTCGACGACAAGCGATGCCCGGACCAATGTGACCCCGCGCGCGCCTGCTTCCAGGCGTGTGTCCGTAACCGGCCCAATGATGACAAGGAATCCAGGGTCCGCGAGAAACGTATTTGAAACGTCCGAAATGCGACCATCATCCAAGAGGACCATGTCTCCTGCAAAGTAGGGGCAGTTTGCCACGATACTTCGGACCGTCTCCTGGATATCGGAGAGCTTCATTTTAACCCCGCTTTTTTGGCCTGCTCGTCGAGCTTGCGGTTGATGTAGACCAGCATATCGGCGCGCGCATCAGCCAGGGAGTGGCTGATCGCTTTCCTGCCTTGGGGCCTTTCCAGGCCCTCGACGATTGCCGGATTGGAGTAGTCCAACGAGAGGGTGGCTCCGTCCTGATTGACTTTCATGCCCGCTCGGCCGACCTCACGGTTGATCCTGTCTGTGACACGGTAGGTCCTCCCATCGATGATGAGTTTGTCGACCCACTTCATGCGACCGGCGAGTGATAGGTAGCCACGTCCGCTCTCACGGATGCTCAACTCCCGATCCACGGCGATCTGCCAGAACGAGCGCCCGTTCCTCTTAACGTTCCCTTTGGCCGTCCGCTCCATGAAGATGGATTCGCGTCTGGTGCTGATGTTCGACGCGGTCGCCATTGACCTTTTTTTTGCGAATTGAAAGGCGCCTGGACGGACCCGGATTCCACCACCGGCCTTGATTGCCGCCAACCTATCGGCCCGGGTAGAGCCCTTGGCTGGCTTGAGCGTCGATAGTCGAGCTCGTAGAGCGAATGCCAGTTTGTGTCCCTGCTTCGCCAGAGCCTCCGGTGGAGTCAGACGAACGAGCGTGGCGTACCGCCCCAGTGTGGCATTGAACGCGGCGAGGTTGGTTTGGACTGTGATATCCATCACAGGGTCGGGACGTATGGTTTGCAGACCATACGCCAATGGTCTCCACGGCGCTGGGTGGACCTAATGTTGTGGCGGCGATTCGTGTCATCGATGATGACCTCTCCAGACCGAGGCTCAACCGGGACGTCGCTCATCTCAATCTCGATCACCGTTTGGGTGATGGTTTCGAAATCCGGACCACCGGATCCCCTCGGCTCATAGGCTCCACCTGTGTCGTCGATGATCGCCACGACAGTGGCGCCCCGGAACAGGCACGACCGTCCGGATGCCGCCTTAAGAGCGACGTATCCGGATGCCAGTGCTGTCTGAACGGGGGTCATGAAGGTTACTCACTTCCTCGTGTATTCCCTGTCGTCGCGCACAGTCGCCGCAGCCTTGTGCGGGACCGACTTCGGATGCTGTTGGGTCTCCTTATCCTGAACATCGGTCTCCCGATCAGATTGGTTCTGGCGCTGGCTTGGCTTCTCCGAGATCTCCTTATCCTTGGTGATCTTGTCCGATGCGGATTTGTCGGAGACGGATTTGTCTTTTGCGGCCTTGTCTGAAATCAACTTGTCGGATGCGGCCTTGTCCTGATCCTTGGCAGATTTTTCGCGACGCTTCTGCTCATCCGCCGTGATAAACTTCCGCGTTTGCGTGACGCCGGCGTTCGATGTCCAAATCTCCACCCGAGAAAAAGCGGAATTGGACCTGTGCTCGCCAAGTTTCTTTAGCGCTTCGAACTGAGCTGGGAGAGGAACGCTCGGGTCAGTGATGACCTTTGGGGTCCCGTTAGGTTCATGTGGGTAACCCACTGTGATTGCTCGAATCATATTGGAAAGTTGGCTTCGATGTTCTTTGAAAAGGGCTGCCGCCCACCACAGACGGCAGCCAAACGAACCCACCACTTACACCGACACCAGACGTTCGAGACCGGCAACTTCACCAACCTCATAACCGTAGTTGCACTCAATGACCTCGCGGCGCTGGTCCATGTCCGGATTACCCCACCTGCGGTATTCGAACGAGATCCCCGTCTCAGCGTTCGTGACAACCTCGTACGCGGAGAGCTGTGCTCGCACTTCATCGGCCGGCATGATCGGCGAAGTCGCGAAGAGAATTGCGGACTTGTGCATAAGCACGCCAACCAGATTCTCGCCGTTGCTCGGTAGCGCATTCACGACGTAGTAATCCAATCCGAAGATACTCGGGATGCTTCCAAGTCGAATCGGTTCCGCACTGCCGAATGCGTAGGCGGCCTTGACGGAAGCGTCCTTCAGGACGTTCACGTCGTAGGCGGATTTCAAGATCAGGGAACGGCCTTCCATCGGCCAATTCGCCACGTCTGCGACACCCTTGAGATCCGCGATGTCGACAGAATCGAATGTGCTCGCGACACCGGTGAACACGGAGGCCCCGTAGTTTGCTGCGGTGACGATGCTGAACGTGTCGGCAAAAACATCGAAGGCTAGTTTGGATGCTTTGGCTGCGACGATCTCACCCATGTTGATCGCTGGTTGCCGAGCGAGTTCGGATGAATCAAATCGGATGGGCTGGTAGAGCCTCTTGTCGATCGTGATTTCCTTCGCGTTTATCGTGCTGTCCCCCATCACGTATCCGTTCGCTGCAACGAATGTCGTGCTGGCCGCAGTGACGAGCGGGTAGTACGGAACCGAGATCTTGTTTGTACCCAACAGCGGCACGTTGCTGAACACAGTAGAGAACGCTCGGAACGGAAGCAGGATTCGAGCGAATGCGCGGACGACCTCTTGGAGAGTTACGTTGCGCTGTAGCTCTGCTGGAATCGTGTTCGCGTTGAGGACTTCCAGAATTCGGCTTCGGTGCTTGTCGTAAAAAATAGATGCCTGAACCGCGTTGGACTGAATCTCCTGTGGCGTCACCGGATTCCCTCGCAACATGCTGGCGCAGGCTGATGTGGAGAGCCGACCGAAATGTTTTGCGAGGTCCATCGCGCTGGAATTGGCGACCTCGATTTCAGCCACAGGAGCCGCGCCAGGGAGTCGCTGCGGGAGTGCCTGGATATCCTGGAGGATCGAAGCGTCGACCGCTGCGCGCCTGACCCACTTATCCCGCTGACTGGCCGGGATGCGAAACTCTGAGATTGCGGCGTCAACCCGTCGCTCAACCCCTTCGAGCTGGAGCCGATTGTTCTCGGTCTCAAGGACGGCGATCCGAGCGTTGATGGGCCCCATGTCCACGACTGCCGCCTGTACGGGTGCCGGTTGGGGATGACCGGCATGGGTAGCCTGCACGGACGTAATAGCCGGAGCAGAGGTAGGATTCACGATCTCGTCACGCTGCCAGGCTTCCACCTTGCTCTCGTCGACGAGTTTGTTTACTGCCGCAAGGAGCGCTGCATCATTGGCGTCGGCGGCAACGGCAACGCCGTGCTTATTGAGCAGGGCGAGAATTGCATTTCGATTCATTTCGGTTCTGTTTTCTGAGTGTTTGAATGCCGGCCGACGGCCGGAAGAATTCCAAATTGAGAGGACGTGAGCCGGAGCGGATCGGTACTTCTGTGGGTCGAATTCGGATGCCAGCGTTACCAAGTCCGGCTCGGCATCGGTGAGTGAATCTATGAGTCCCCAGGCCTTCGCTGACTCGCCGCTGAACCACGTCTCAGCCTTCATCGCGGCGCGAATAACGTCGGGCTGCTTCCCGGTGCGCAGCGTGTAGGCGGCCACCAACAACTCCGCATGAACCTCCAAGCTACCCCTCGCCGCCTCCATGTCATCCGCGTTGCCAACAACCATTGCCCACGGGTCGTGAATCATCACAGCCGCAGTGCGCGGACTTACAACGGTGTCACCGGCGCAAAGAATTACGCTCGCGATTGAGACGGCGTAGCCGTCGTTGCGAGTGGTTACACCACCACCACGGTTGCGGATCTCGTTGTATATTCCAAGTCCTGCCTCGACTGAGCCTCCCTGAGAGTTGATTCCGATCGTGATCGGCTGGCCCTTCGGGACAGCGCGCAACGCAGCGCGAAACTCCAGCTGGTCCACTCCACCTTCGTCGTACCAATTCTTCCCGATGGACCCGATGATGAGGATCTCAACTGGCCTGGTTGCGTCAGCTTGAGCGCGGACAAATAGCCACGGCCTGAGGTTGGAGAACCCATCGGCCCGCGCTGCATCAGCGCGGACGTCGAATCGTGGAGGAGTGATAATCATGCGGTGAGAGCCACGGGTGCGGCGTCGGATGATTGGCTGGAGCCCTCGGCCTTCTGGATGTCGGCAACCGGCTTGAGTCCGGCGATCTCCTGCGGGTCGACATCAAACTCCTCGGCCAGATCACGGATGTACCGCCGTTCGATTGCTCGCTGGCGTAGGTAGTCACGCCAGTCCTCGCCGGAATCCCCCATGATCGTCTCGTAGGTAAGGACTCCGGCTTCCAGCTCGGAGATCATTGCGGACGAGTTGCGACCCACGTCCACGTTGGGCGATTTCGGCGGACGCACGTTGACCCGCATCCAGTCCGCAGGAGCGAGCATCGCCAGTCGTGGGTTGGTCTGTGTCTCGGTGCCAATGACATACTCGTACACTTTGCGATAGGCATCGATGAGCACCGCAGACCGAGAGCGGAAGAACGCTGCTGACACGTCAAGGTCCGCCCGTGTCACTGTCCCCTGCATCGACTTCGGGAGTACGAGCAAACGCGGGATTCCGCAGCCGGCGCAGACGATGGAAATGAGATGGTCCCAGAACTCCTGTACCGCGACGGAGGGTCGGCTCGACGTGTAAAGCTTCATTTCCTCTCCCTCCTCGAGGGCTACCGTCTCGGCCCCGCGCAAGACGTCCCGGAGATAGTTGTTGCGGGCCTCGGTCGTCGCCGTGCCGCTTGACGTGGCCCCAGTCAAACTGAGCCGCTCGCGGCGAAGCGTTGTCGGATCGAATGCACCACCCTTTTTGTTCACCCCCCAGACCACGCGCGCGGCGGACTTCGCGGCCCGCATCTCCAATGTGCAGAGTTCGTCCAGGTCCTGGATCACGTTGAGGACTGGCGCGAGAAGCGGGAATCCGCGGAGCTGGTTCGGCCGGGATGGCTCGTAAATGCGGATCAGGAATTCGGCCGGAATCTCGCGCACTGATGCATCCGAGAATTTATCGCGAATGAAATAGGAAACCGGACGTCCGTTCTGGTCCACCATTACCCCGTCGTGGGTGCTCGACTGGTTCGGGTTTTTGTCCGGGTCCGCAATGCGATCGCATTCCAGCAGCTGAATCCTGGGTCGTCCAGTGGCCCCCCGCGTCTTGAGGATCGATATCTCACCGTCCCAAAACCATCGATAGGCCGTGAGTGACTGAATCTGACCGAGAGTCATCCGGCTGGAGATGTCAGGGAATTCACTCCATCGCGACCATGACTCCGCTGCGAGCGTGTTGAATTCAACCGATGATGTTGACGGGGTGAACACCAGACCACGCGGGCCCACGGTGTACTGCTCCCAGATGTCCGCACACCGATTGCAGATGCCGCTGTTTTTCTCCCAGTACCGGGTCTTCCGAACCATCTCCGTCCGCGACATCTTGTCCAGATCAAGCCGTGCATCCTGAATATTGCCAGGGATGTACCCTCGATCACGCGAGTACTGGCGCGCACCCTCCCACTGTGCCAAAGCGATCAGCTTCGTGGCGGCCCATGAAGCCGCACGTTGAATCGCATTCACGCGAATGCCCCTTCCCTCAGACCTGAGAAATTGTCCTCATAGCGATCGACCGGATGCAGCCGGTCCATCATCTCCGCGTAAATCTGATCCTCAGTAGGAGTGGTGATTCCGCTCGAAACGAGCAGCACACTGCAATCGTCGTAGAGGTCCACGAACCAGGACCACATTGCACTGATATCAGCGGGGGAAAACCCGGACAGGTTGTCAAACTCGACGGCGTGGCCACCACCAGAGGTCGACCGAATCCCTGGAGTCCCAGTCACGAAGGAGGAAAGAGCCTCCATTCGGTCGAGCAAGAAGACCCGAAGTGTGACACTGGCAGCAGGTGCAAGTCTCTCCTTAGCAAGCCTCAACTGGCTACGTTGGAAATTGATTGCAATACCCACGAATGAAACGTGGGTACGGTACAACTACTACAGCAACGCAATCCTCACCGATACTTAGGGACACTCGGGGACACTGATTGACAGTGGGACTCAATCGATAGGGAACCCACGCGACCGGAGCACATCGATTGCCCCACTGCGGCGGAACACGACGCTCCTGGTGCCGGTGTTCACTCGGACCAAATGCAATCCCAACCGTCGCTCACCACGCTTCACAAAATCGACGCTCATGCCGATGAGCAATGCGATTCCTTTGCGGGTGATGACTGGACGGGTAGAGTTCAATTTTGGTTCTCTTTCGACTCGGCTGGTGCGATGTCGAACAACCCAAGATAGGACGCCATGATTACCTGCAGGATTTCGCAATCCAGTAGGTGGTTCGGCCATCGCGCCGCACGTGGCACCCAACGATGCACCACACGCCCCGACATCCGGGAGCGTTCGGCTCGTTTGATCTCCGCATCCATGTGCCGCCAGTAGGTCTCCGTCGAAACCTGCTGTGTAACGCTCCAGGTGATGCCACCCACCCCCTTGCGCATCGCATCCAAAATGTCCTTCGCGTAGTCGCTCGAGAACCCTACCAGGCCCACTCGCACCTTCCCGGCATCCGAACTCCCCTCGAATGGGTCCACGTCTCGCAGGTAATATGGCCGCTGCAACCCCGTCTTCTCGTCCATCCACATCCGCCGACCAGGCATCCCCTTGGTCGGCACCCAGCCAATGGCCACGGGTAGCCCCTGTGGCGTTGCAACGAATTCAGCGTGCCTCACGCACGTCGCATAGACGTCGGCGTCCGAACGCGCACCATATCCGGAATCCAAGGCCACCGCTTCGTTGCGCACCCCATGCTTCTGCTGGATGTCCTCAAGCTCTTCCCACGTCTCCGCCGACCCCGCCGCAATCGCCTGGCTAGATCCAGGCACCCACACCCGGATGACCCACCAAAAAAATGGTGACGTCGCCTGGCAATCGATTGTCATCACCGGAGTCCCCGTTGCCTGCAGTTCCATCCGAGCACTCACCAATTCGACGCGATCGCCCAGCGTATCCTGGGACTCCCATGGTTCGGCGAGATCCCCGTTGATGAACCCCTGCAACCCCTGAAGGCTGTTTTTTTGTTCAAGGAATTTCACCGCCAGAACACCAAATGTGGTCTCCGTCGATGTCGAGTATAGGCTCGATAGCTGGCGCGAAACGTAGCTCGACGACGCGCTTGGATTCGTCGCCACCCACCGACCAGCACGAATCATCGCCGTCTTGTGTTCATTCCCAATCCGACCCTTGCAGTGCGGACACACCGCGTGCGCCGTTCGCTTCACGATCCCGTAATCCCACTTCCCATCCGCCAGCTTCGCCGATCCATCCCACTCCACGAATGCCTCGTTGCCTGTCAGGGCAAGGACCGTCATCCCCTTCTCCCAGGCCAACACCACATCACCCGTGCAATGCGGACATGGGATCACATACCGACATTGATTCCCTTTTAGGTAGCTCTGCCAGATGAGCCCGTCCGACAGCGTCGGAGTGGATGTCCGCCACCTCTGCGGGTTCGTCTGATCCTTCGTGCGCTGCTCCGCAAGATTCGCCGCGTCCGTCTCTTTCGCACCCCCCTCGTTGAACTTGTCGACCTCATCCATGATGACCCGCCGACACGGAAAACTCGCCAGGTTCGCCGCGGAGTTCGAGCCAACGAAGTTGATGATACTTCCGCCAATGATCTGCTCCAACGAAGAGAACGTATGCCGCTCCGCTCCCTTCGGGATCATCCCCAACGTGATAGACGACGCACGCAATAACTTTTGCCAACGCTGTCTCGAGAACCTACGACACAGCGTCTCATTCGGCATGACCCACAGCACACCACACGGATCGTTCACCACGCTCCAAGCCAACCCCCCCATGAGCGTCCCCGTTTTCCGCGTCTGCGACCCCCATACCAGTGCAATGTCAGAAACGTCCGGCAACGAGAAATCATCCAACACGTCGCGAATGTACTCCGCACCGGCTATACGAAACGGTCCGTGGTTATTCGGTTCATCAAAGTTGAGGTTCTCCCTGCACCACTCAGATGGACTCATCGTGGATTTCCCAACGAGGTTCGACTTCAGCAAGCTGCCGATCAGATTGCGGACGAGTGGCGTCATTCCTCGGCCGTGGACGTGGCCTTGACCTTGGCCGGGGACTTGGCCGGGGACTTGGCC